TTCCGATCTAAACGCTATAACGATTTCCGGCGCACTAGGAAAGTCCTGGGCCGCTGGAAACTTTGTAGTGCCTGTGTATGATTTCCGTACAAACTTTAAAGGAAGTATAAATAGACAGGTGCAAGAATACGATACAATATCTATGGAAGGTGTAGAATCATTTGAGTCAGCAAGAGCATTTGACTATACAGCACCAGCAAGCGGAACGGTGACATATCGAGACAAAGAGTTGTTTGTTTACAAACCTAATTCACCGAAAGAAGAGACTTGGTCTAGGTCTGCTACATTACAACAGTATTTAGGTAAAGGATTTAAACACTCTTATTACTCTGACACAGAAAGGAAACACGAGTATAGTTTTCTTTTGGGCGCCGAAGAAGTCCCCGAGGTATTAGATTTCTTTGATAGACATAAAGGACGATACTCAACCTTCTGGTTTCCTACTTGGAATAAAGACATTAAGCCGGCTCAAGCAATAAATTCATCTGATACAGCAATCTATATACAAGATATAGACTATGACATTAGTTGGTTCCTCAATGATACAATAGGAAGACACATTTACATTCAGTTTCCTGACGGGTCTTATGTGTGTAGACGAATTATCAACGCCACATCAAGCACAATAATATTAAATGGCACAGTAGGCACTTCAGTTAGTTTAGCCAATCTAAGTAAAATGCATATTAGTTTCTTAGAGTTGGGTAGGTTTGACCAAGACGAAATAGAACTAGAATATATACAAGGTAGAAGAATAGCACAGACTACTTTATATTTCCACGGTTTGATAAACGAGGTCGATGATTATGTTCCGCCACCTGTTTCTATTACGGTATATCCTGCAGCAAGTGGGGATGACGGATACTATTATAGTGCGTGGAATAACAACTTTGCGGACTTACTTTTGGGCGACTTCGGCGGATACAACGGATATGTCTTCTTACGATTCCCGAATGTTACGGTGCCACAAGGTGCTACCATAAGTGAGGCTTACATAACATTTACAGCATACAGCAACAAGACAGGAACGCCTGTATTAACCAAGATATACTTTAATGATTCTGACAATGCCACAGCACCTACGGATTGGACGACACAACAAGCCAAGGTCAAGACAACAGCGGTGGTAGATTGGGACATTAACATAGCGTGGGCAAACGACAGCGAATACGACACAGATGATTTGTCGGATGTGATACAAGAGGTGGTGGATAGACCGGGTTGGGTATCAGGAAATGCTATGATGGCTCTTATACAAGATGATGGGTCGGCTGATGGTGTGTATAAAAACGCATCCTCATATGACTATTCTTCTGCCGCCGAAAAAGCAGAACTACATATTACATACTCAGCAGAATAAGGAGACACAATGGAAAAGACGATTAGAGAATACCTAAAGGAAGGGGCAGGATTTCTGCCAAGCCAAGCACCAAACGCATTGATTGGAACACAAGAATACTTAGACATGCCAGCATCAGAGTTCTTTCAGAAAGCCAAAGGTTGCTTTTGGGTACTTTTGAATGGTGTCTATGAGGTAGGAAATGAAGACAACTAGTCAAGATTTCATTGATAGTGAAGAGGCGATTCAGCATTGTCCGCTGGAAATCTACGAACTGTACAACAGCAGTGAGAACTATTACTGGACAAGTATGGACCATAATGTCACTTACAGCGGCAATGTCTATACGCCTCAGCCTATACAGCGAGGCACAATAGAGAACGATTCCACGATGGGCGTAAATAAACTTACGATAGACCTACCATACAACCAAGAGGCTCTAGGTGATATGGTATCAAGCTCACCGGTGGAAGATTATAGTCTAAGAATTACTAGACTATTTGAGGATGACCTAACAGAAGGTATAGTTCTCTTCATCGGCGAAATAGAATCAGTAGCATTTAAAGGACCAATGTTAAGAGCCACATGCGCTTCTCGGCACAAAATACTAGAGGCGATAGTACCTAGATATAGATATCAAGTAGAGTGTAACTGGGAAGTGTATAGCACAAAGTGCGGTCTTAATGCAAACACCTACAAGACTACAACAACTGCTACGGTAACAGCAGGCACAAACTACACACAACTAACCTCTGATGACTTTGATATAGCGGATGTAGAAGGCATACCCTACTTTAGACACGGATGGTTAGAGTATGGGGAACACAAGAGGACTATTATAGAACACTACGAGAATACTATTACTATAGACTATAGGATACCGGGCTTGACCACGACTGGTGAGGTTAATGTCTACGCAGGGTGTGATTGGACCGTAAGAACATGTAATAGCAAGTTTAGCAATATCAACAACTTTGGTGGCGACCCAGAATTGCCGGTAAATGATAACCCAACTATGTGGATTTAAAGGAAAAAATGGTCTCACCATTTGACCCAGGATTGACTATCTTTTGAAATTGATACTAGGAGATGCATAAAATGAGCTTCTTTGACGATAAACAAGAGGAATTACAACAAGAACTAGAGAGTTGGGTGGACACACCCTTCCGACATCACCAAGGTGTCAAAGGAACAGGTGTGGATTGTATTCATCTTGTTGCAAGAGTGCTAGAACACTTTGGATTTGGGCCGTTTAGGATTCCAGATTATGCTAGAGATTGGCATTTGCATCAAGAACACGAACTTCTTAGAGACGGTATATTTGCACAACTAGATGTAGATGAAATACCACTAGACGAAGAACCTAAGAACGGTGATATACTATTGTATAAATTTGGTAGAGCAGCAGCACACTCTGGTATTTATTTCGACAAATACATCTATCATGCTATTATTGGAGTAGGTGTGGTGAAGATGAGATTTGATAAGGTGCTACAAATAGGGAAACACAAAGTTCCCCTATCACATACATTGAGATTGAGGGGAGGTGTGCCATCTCAGTAGGAAGCATTGTTGGTGCGGTTATCGGCGGAACGATAGGCTATATTGCATCAGGCGGAAATCCGTATGCGGCCTATGTCGGGGCGAGCATAGGGTTTGGAATTGGTAGCATGGTCGACCCTATCCAACCTGATATATCATCACCAGGCAGACCTGATGTCGGCGAACTAACTATAAACACCGCAAGCGAAGGTGGTATTATTCCGGAGGTGCTCGGCACCGTCAAACTCGGCGGAAACATCGTGTGGCACTCTGGCGAGCCTCGTGCTGTTGATGTGAAGGAAAAACAAGAGTCCGGAGGTAAAGGTGGTGGCGGTGGTGGCGGTGGTGGTGAATATGTAACAGGATACAAGTATTATCTGACATGGTGTTTAGAGATATGTATGGGTCCTGTTGATAAAATATACACCATCATAGAGAACGATGAGATAGTTTGGGCGAGCAATTCAGGTTTAGACAGACCCGTTTCCGGCGGAAAAGAAACTATCACGGTAGATTCTAACAGAAGTATAGACTTCTATTTTGGCACAGACGACCAAGTGCCTAGTAGTTTTCTAGCCGGACTAAGCAACGGTCCAACTTGGAATATACCTAGACGACATAGATGTTGGATGTTGTTTAAGGATTATTATATTGGTGAGTATCCGAGATGTCCTAACATACAAGTAGTGTTGGAAAAGACACCTGTAATAGCAGCGATGAATGAAGACCATAGAGAAATATGGGGATTTGATTACAATCCTATGTTTGCCAAACACTACATTATAGAGGAAATGGCTGGCATAGATGTATCGGATTTGATAGACTACACAAGTTGGGATGCTGATGCTCAAACACTTTTCTACGAAGGTAGAGGCGTCAGTATTCTTTTTGACGAACAACAGACGGTTAGAGATTGGCTTGAGCAAATAGACCAACATATTTTCGCCGGGCTAAGATATGGCGCAGATGGTAAGTTCGAAAGTAAACTGTTAAGAGGAGCAGAGGCACCATCTACAATGCTGTCTCTTAATGACGAAGCACACTGTTTAGAAACACCTCAATTTTCTAGACAGACTTGGTTGGGCGTAATAAACGAACTGAAGGTGCAACACCCTCTGAGAACATTTGAGGAAACCTGTACGCCAGAAGAGTGTATGATTATTGGCTCTACACATCAACTTGACTTGGGTGAGTCTATAAATCTAGAGGCCATATGCTCTAGCGGCGACCCAGACAAGTGTAACTTCTCTTGGGATGTGTCAGAGGCCTCTGGTGGTTCTGGCGGCGGAAGTTTGAGCACAAATATTGGCAATGCTACTACCTATACAGCGCCTATGACAAACTATGCTTGTGTGCCGGCGGTGATAAAACTGTATGGTAATGGTAAGTTAGTATACACTTGGTCTTCTATCACAACAGACTACGACAACGGCAAGGTAGCCTATCTACAGTGTAATGCTGGTGATTACTCGTGTATACCTTTCTGGGGCTACTGGCCGTCGAATATGGAATGTCCCGACAATAAGTGTTGTTGCTGGTGTACCTACCGTGGATACGATTGTAAAGGTATCTTAGTGCCTACTTACTCACACGGTTGGCCTGCTGGCTATCGCAATCCTGATGGTGGGGATGCTGCTGTTTGTGGTAATAACACACCGCCTTACTCTGCTACCTGCGACGGAAGTAGTTGTGTTGATTGGGTCGATGATAGGATGGATTGGCGTGGTGTGTGTGGCGCTGATTGCGCTGACCTAAATGAGTC